ATCCTGATACCGCACCTATCCTAATCCTCGACGTTGAAGGCGGGGTTACGTCGCTTCGGACTAGAACCGATATCGACGTGATTCAGGTGCGCGACATAGATACCATCGTCAAGGTACATGACGAGCTTCAGAAGCATAACGGTGGAGGCTACAAGACAGTCATCATTGACTCCCTCAGTGAACTTCAGAAGCTGGACATGCGTACCGTGATGCAGGAGGAATACAACCGACAGCCCGAAAGAACCGATAAGGACGTTCCATCGCAACGAGCGTGGGGTAAGTCTCAGGAACGACTACGGCGTATCATCCGTGGTTACAAGGACTTGCCTGTTCATACCATTATGACTACACTGCTCAGTAGCGTGAAGGACGAGCAGACCAACGTTACGTCATACTACCCGGCTCTGCCTGGTAAGATGCGTGCCGATGCTCCTGGGTTCTTCGATATTGTCGGAATGTTGCGTGTTAAGGAGGAAAAGAATGGTGCGGTGAGGAACAGGATTCTTCAGATCACAGCAAGCGAGAAGGTCATTGCCAAGGATCGTACCGATAGCCTTGGTAGGGACTCGGACGGTACTATGGTAGGGGTTATCGTTAATCCCACCATTCCTGATATGTGGCATACGATCAACGCCACAAACAACGGCAAGTAAAGGAGAGGAAAGTTGGGTCTTAATCTCAATATGTCACAGGCCGACCTGAAGGGCTTTGAGCCGCTTCCGGCTGGTACGTACGACGCGACGGTGTACGAAGTCACGATGAAGCAGACCAAGGGTTCTGACGGTGCTAAGCTGCCTGCCGGAACTGACATGCTCAACGTGCAGTTCAAGATCGACGGTGGCGAGTACGATAACCGCCGTGTCTTCCGTTCTTTCATCATCGCACCTGAGAAGGTGGACGGCAAGAAGTACGACAAGAAGCCGATGTTCGACGGCATGCTCGCTAGGTTCTTCATGGCTATTGGCTTTGAAGAGTCTGAGGTCGTTAGCTCCGAGTTCGAGCCTGAGTTCGATGACCTCGTTGGGCGCGAGTGCCGCGTTACGCTCGCTGTTAACCCTGGGAATCCTGAGAGGGGTTGGGAGCCGAGCAACGACGTGAAGGCTGTCAAGCCTAGAAGTGAAGTGGCGGCAGGAAGCTCGCTGATCTAACAAGATCGGTAGGCATGGTAAAAGGGGTTACCTTCGGGTGACCCCTTAGCCATGTCCCTGTCCTATGCCGACTAAACAGACAGAGATTCGTAGCACGTTCTTCGATTACCTATTTGGTAGCGATAACGGCTACCTTTGTATTGGTCTTATCGACCCGAAGCAGGCGCAGCGAAAGCTGAAGCAGAGATTCTTCGATTGGCCCACGGAAAAGAAGAACGCGCTGGACTATATCGAAAAGAACACAACAGGTAATAACGTTTACTTCTGTACTAGCCTGTTGGACGATAAGACCCGACGGAAGGAACACTGTCTACCTGGCCGGTTGGTATGGGCTGACCTCGATACATGCAAGCCTGAGTACGTTAACCCGTATCCAAGCGTAGTCCTGCAATCTTCACCTTCGCGGTACCAAGCACTGTGGAGGTTGGATAGCACAGTACCGCCGGACGTGCAGGAAGACTACAGTAAGCGTATCGCCTACGCTTACAACAGTAACGGGGCTGATCCTAGTGGTTGGGACTTGACTCAGTTGTTGAGGGTTCCACTCACTTACAACTACAACTACGATGATCCTGCTGAAGTGCTGTTGTTGTCGGCTACGGAAACGCCGGTCGATAGCGACGTGTTTGAGCAGATGGAAGTTGACGCTCTTAGAGAAGATACCGGTGACGACGTATTCGATGAGCCGTTCCCTGATGCTGACAAGCTACCCACGGTAGACAGCATTCTCTACAAGTATCAGGTAGACCTCGGCAAGACAGCGTTTGCGTCGTTGTATACAACACCGCCCGATCCTGACGAGAACTGGTCAGGGTTGCTATGGCGGCTAATCTCCATTTGCATCGAAGCGGGTATGACTACCGTTGAGGCGTACACTATCGCTTCAACTGCTGCATGCAACAAGTACGCTCGGGATCGCAGGCACCCGAAGCATCTATGGCGTGACGTGCTGAAGAACGATGTACAGCATCGTAAGCTCGTTACCATCATGGATGCCAAGAGCATGCTTAAGATGCCTGAGCTGGTTTCTCCCGACGCCGGAAACGAGTGCTTCATCGACGTGTACAAAGAGTGGGCTAGTGCTAGTACCGATGCCCCGACTCAGTACCACGAACTCGGTGCTGCAATGCTGCTTAGTGCAACACTTGCTGATACCATCAAGATACCGACTAACTGGGGTACCATCATCCCGAACCTGTGGGGGTTGGTACTCGGCGACAGTTCACTAGCGCGCAAGAGTACGTCCATGACGATGGTTACCGATATCATCAATACCGTGGACGACGACACCATGCTTGCGACAGGTGGTACCGCCGAGGGTATTATGTCGGGTCTGAGCAGTAGACCACATAAGACGAGTCTCATGTACATGGATGAAGTGTCTCGTTTGTTTGACGAGATCAATAGGAAGGATTACCTTGCAGGCTTTCCAGAGACTCTTACTTTGCTATACGACAGTCCAGCGTTTCTCACGCGAATGCTACGGCGTGACACCATCACTGTCACTAACCCGGTATTTATCTTCTTTGGAGGGGGTATCCGCGATAGGGTCTACGAACTCGTTAACGAGTCGTATGTCCTAAGCGGGTTCTTACCACGTTTCCTCGTAGTGTCAGGGGAAGCCGACCTGTCACGTATGAGGCTTACAGGCCCACCGACCACAGCGAACGTTGACCGTAGGGAGAAGATCGTAGACCAGCTTGTAGAGGTTCATACCAACTACACCAAGTACGGCAACTTGCTCGGTAACAAGCTGACTATCCCGATCAAGCAGGAAGCACATCTAACTACGAAAGCCTGGGAATTGTTCAATCACATCGAAAGCACGCTTACTTACGAAGCGAACAACTCAGCGATGAAAGACCTTGCTGTGCCTACGTTCATTCGTATGGCGTTTAGTTGTCTGAAGCTCGGGGTACTGCTTGCTGCGGTACGTCAGAACCCTGGGAAGGATGACACGATTAAGGTCACTGACGTTGATATGACCAACGCTGCACGTTATATCCAGCGGTGGGGTCAGGACTCTGTTGCACTGCTCCACAACGCTGGTCGCACACAGAGCGAGCATCAGCTTCAGAAGCTCCTTAAGTCCGTGAAGAACAAGCCCGGTGTTACCAAGTCTGAACTCATGCAGAACCATAAGCTGTGGGCGCGTGATATCGACAACATCTTGGAAACTCTCATTCAACGCGGTGATATCCGCATTAAGAAGGAAGGAAGGGGTATTAGGATATGGCCGACGTAGGCAAAGTCCCAGGTACTCGCAGCCGTCCAGAGGTTAAGGACGCAGAAACGGTTACTGAGCTTGGTGGGCAAGAATTGATTGACGCACTCAATGAGGAAGTCGCTAACTGGAACCAGTTGGGTCTTAACCCTGGTGCGGTTGAACACGATATCTTCGCACTGGACGTTCAGCTTATGACGGTCGTTAACGTTCTAATCGAAATGGAAGTCATCGACATTGAAGACTTCAACGACCGTTACCGCCGTCGATTCCTCACTAAACTGCAAGACCTTCGTAGTGGTATCACCAAGGCCAAGATCACTCAGGGTGTGACAACTCCCAACAGCGGTATCATCATCGCTCGGTAAAGGAGCAAACTATGCGTATCGAAGTTCGTAAGAACAAGAGCCTGAATCCGCTTAACAGGTACTACTACGTTATCGTTGCTGCTAACGAGGAAGACCTGTCAGTGAGCGAGGCTTACTTCAGCAAGTCTAATGCCATGCGCGCTGCTAATAGAGTTGCTAGTGAGCTTGGCATGCGAGTGAAGGATACTACCAAGAAGGAATACACTAAGCATGGTGGGTTCAAGTAGTGAGACACTGGCAAATTGCGCTTGGTCGTATACGTCTTCGTGGCCCTGACGAGCCTCACTTCAACAAAGACGTTAAGTACGTGTACAACCATATAGCTCGGTTAGAAGCGGCGCTGCGGGAGATCGAGCGGGAGCCTAGTGCAGCTACAAAGATCGCTCGCGCTGCCCTACAAGAGAAAGGCGATTAATGTCTAAAAGCTACGATAGAGACAGTTGGCAGGGTATCCTGCTTATCACCGTACGTGACTTGATCTTCGCAATTCTGATCGGTGCTGCTCTTTTTGCAATTCTCTACTTCGGAGACTTGTAATGGTCATTGGGTTTACAGGTCGTAAGGGTACAGGCAAGGACACCGCCGCTCAGTACTTCGTAGACAAGTACGGGTTTACCAGGGTTGCCTATGCTGATGTACTTAAGGAAGCTGCTGCTGAGTTGTTCGATATCCCTGTGGAGTACATGGATAGGTATAAGAACAACAACCGTGCTCGCATCCGGTTTGAAGTGCAACATGAGACAATCCTCGGCGCTTACGATCATATGACTGATATGCCGTTGAGAACGTTCCTTCAGCGTTTCGGCACTGAGATGGGTAGGAATATCTTTGGGCCTAGCTTCTGGGTTGACCAGCTTAAGCGCCGGATGGACGAAGGCACGATGAGGGACAACTACGTCATCAGCGACGTTCGCTTCAATAACGAAGTTACACTGTGCGACTACGTTATTGAGATTATACGCGACACAGTTCAAGGGCCAGATGTACACGTTAGCGAAGCAGGGCTAGACGAAGAACTCGTCCACTACATCGTCGTAAACAACGGTACTATCGAAAACCTCCACAGCAGGTTGGAAGCCGTCATGCAGGAAATCGTCAGTAGCTTGCCGATCCCCTCCGTTGGACAATAACAAGCAGATACTAGAGGAACTACAAACTCTCCGTAAGCTGCACTCAGCTACGGAAGAACGTATCAGTCAACTAGAGAAACAGTTGAGGTATAGGACTACCGTGAAGATAGCTAAGAACGGAAACATATATAAAGGTGTTCTCTGCTCAGACCTGCGGCCTTATATCCAAGAGTGGGTAGACATGGGACGAACGCTAGGTGCGCTAGCTGACAATGCAGGGATATCCGAGGGTTCTATCGTTCGTATCCTGAATAACAAGCAGGACATGGTTAGAACCGATACAGCAGACAAGTTGCTTACTGCGCTAGGTCTGCCGCACATCTTCAACGAGCTGGTACCCGAGCCACCGGAGAGTCAATACTATGAAGAGTAAGAAAGCCGTTCCGCAGAAGTTCAAGGATAAACCTACTGCCGATGCATTTCTCTATCTTGAACTGACAACTCGGCAAGGCCCAGGCCGTGACCGTCCTACGCACTCTCGTCGCGGTAAGCGCAACAAGCATGGGAGGCAGCATCCATAATGGCTAAGCCAGAAGAATTTGAACGTAAGCCACTTATCGCCGAAAGCTCTAGGCACGAAGTCTACTTGAAAATTCCTCTTGACGCACCTAACTGGCGCATCGACTACAACAGTGAAGGTGGCTATTGGGTCTTTTACGCTTTGTCCTCTATTAGTGTTGAGGATGCCAAGAGTAAGCTTATGCGCCTCGCAACCACGATCATTCAGGAGCTGAGCTAGTGACTGATCCAATCACTAACATCGAAGATAACATACTGTGGCAGGATACAGGTCGTCAGGCTCTTATGATTTTTAGAGGTGCTAGAAGTGATGGAGCGTCTATGATCGAAGCTGCCGCAATCGTAGCCGCATTCTACGAAGGCATGTTTAGATCGTTCAAGCAGGATGAACCTACTGAGCAGGAGCAAGAGGACAACGATGATGACCATGTTTGAGATGGTAAGAGAGTTCCATGAGAAGTTCGGTCTTCACGTTCAGCACCACGCTATCGACTTCTCGCATGAGAACGACGAGCAAGAAGCACTGTTCACGCTCAGACAGCGTTTGCACGTAGAAGAGTGGAAAGAGCTGGAAGACGCATGGGTAGACGAGAACCTCGTTGAATACGCAGACGCTATCTGTGACCTTATCTACGTGCTGTGTGGTACAGCGGTATCATTCGGTATTCCGCTCGACAAGTGCTTCCGTGAAGTTCACCTTAGCAACATGAGCAAGGTTGACGAGGACGGTACCGTTCACCGCGACGAGTACGGTAAGGTCATTAAAGGCGACGGTTTCTTTCAGCCCAATCTACGCGATATCATCTACCCCAAGCCACAGCCATGACGAATAAGCATCCTCTCGCAGATTGTGACGGCTGCCCGTTGCAGCGCAAAGACGCTGCTTACACCACCGGCCCGGAGGATGCTGAGGTTGTACTAGTTAGTCGTAGTCCAGGGCGTAAAGATGTGGAAAAAGGTTTTCCCTTCGCAGGCATGAGCGGCGTGGTTGTAGATCATCTGCTTGAAGAGAACGGTTACAAGCGTGAACAGATCAAGACTACGAACATCGTACTGTGCGAAACGGAAGACCCGCCGAAAGAGGCTATCAAGCGTTGTAAGCCTAGACTCGACGCTGACCTCGCTACCGCTAAGACCATCATCGCAGCAGGCGCAGAACCGGCAAGAGAGATAGTTAAGTCAACCCTGCAAAAAGGTAGAGGTATCGTACATGACCGTATTGGCGACGGTGCAAGACTACAGCGGGTCATTGTCACAAACAACCCTGCTGCTGTCATCCGTGATAGCGATAACTTCCCTAACTTGGTCGCTGACTTTCGTTTGGCACTCAATCCTCCTCCGCCTCTCACACTCCCTAACGTTGATGTTCTTGATAGTCGAAGGTCTGCTCTGGCTGCTATCCGTGACCTTGGTAGCAGAGAGCTTCTTGCTTCTGACCTTGAAGGCCACAGGCCACATATAGAGTGTGCAGGCTTCTCGTTCCAAGAAGACCATGCTTACGTGTTCACACGGAAAGCGATAGAGGAATGCTGGTCAGAGCTTAAAGAGCTTTGGACTAAACCTATTGATTACGTGTGGCATAACGGCATCTACGATGTTAAGCTACTTAAGGACAATGGTATCAATGGGCACATTAGCCACGATACTTTCGCTATGTCTTACGTTCTTGATGAGCGCCCCGGTACTCATAGCTTGGGTTATCTGCTTCGTCTGTACCTTGGGTGGCCTAACTACGAACCCGAGTCAGTCGATAGGTATAAAGAAACCGGTGTGCTACCTGACGATATATACGAGCTTCTCAATTATAACGGTACTGACACTGGCGGCACTCTTCAGCTATTCAATGTCTTGAAAGAGAAGATCGTTGAGGACGAAGTAGAGGAACTCTACCGCCGTCAGTACGTACCGTTCTTCAATGCGCTTACGGACATAGAGCGACGGGGCTTCGTATACGACGCAGAGAAGGCAGCAGACTTGAACGAGGAAGTGGTTATACCGCTTCTACGTGAATTGACGGGTGAACTAGGTAAGATCGCAGGTGCCGAGCTTTACAACCCAATGTCCACTAAGCAGACAAGGGCGATTGTATATGAACAGTGGGGACTCAAACACAAGCTTCGTGATAGTGGCAAGAAGAAACGGCAGACTGGCTTCGATAAAGATGTTCGACGTGAGATTAGAGAAGGTCGGTTCGACTCTAAGCCAAGAGCAAGAGACAAGCTTATCGAGTTTGCAACAGTCTATGATCGTTTCCGCTCTATCGAAACTCAGCGCGGAACTTTCATTGAGGGACTCATCAAAAGGACAACAGACGGACGCCTTTACTGTGAGTTTAATCCTTGCGGAACAGTTACCGGACGTACTAGCTCAAGAAATCCAAACTTCCAGAACATCACAAGAGAAGCTAGAGATGTTATACCTGGTGTCAGAGGTCTTTTCTACCCTTCGCCGGGTAATCTCATAGTCAGCGCCGACTACTCTCAAGCCGAACTAAGGTTCATAGCCGACATGAGTGGTAGTAAGGCTATGCAGCAGATTTACAAGGATAGCGCACGTTCATTGCATAAAGAAACAGCCGCTAAGTTCTACGGTGAGAACTACACTAAGGAAGAATATGTCAAAAGCAAGAATATCAACTTCGGAGTGTGCTACCTGCAATCAGCGGAGTCGTTTGCTCAGATGTACACAATGCCCGTTGACGAGGCGAGAGCATATATTGGTACTTGGTTTGACACATTCCCTGAGATTGTTGAATGGATTAGTGAGGTTCGTGAGCGGATAGAGGCTGACAACGTTCTAGTCAGTCCTTTCGGCAGTAAACGGCGCTTTCACTTGATAACGAGGGAGAACATGAATGACCTCCACCGCGAAGGCGTCAACTTTCTTCCGCAGAACTCGGCAGGCCAGCTTACGATCAGTGCGATCATTGAACTGTGGAAGCTCGGTATCCCCGTTATCAGCACAGTCCATGACTCGATCATCGCTGACGTTCCAGAAGATGAGGTCACTGACGTTGCAAAGGTGATGAAGGACGTAATGGAGCGAATGCCACAAGAGCGGCTAGACATGTCTCTGCCCTTTAAGGTCGATGTTAGCGTTGGCGAGACATGGGGCACTGTCGAGGAAATGGAGGTTATGCCTCTTGCTGCGTAAAACTGTGTTACGTGCGACCGTTGACCTGGGGCGACTGTGGG